GCGTCATGATCATGAACACGAACGCGCAGAACTTCCGCGTCAACTGGATCTCGATCGGCAACTGACATCAATCCTGAGATGCCCGGAGTTCCGCCGACCACCCCGAACCTCGACCTCCTGCGTGGCAAAGCATGAGAATGAAAGCTGCGGTTGAAGACGTAAGCATCGAGCTGAAGTATCAGCCGCTACCAAAACAGGCTGAGTTCCATGGTCTGGGTAAGAGGTTCAGATTCTTTGTGGGCGGATGGGGCAATGGTAAGACATCAGCGGGCTGTGCCGAAGCTCTTATGCTCTCAATCGAGTATCCCGGCACTACCGGCCTTATTGCTCGCAAGACTCGTCCTGAGCTCAAGGCCACAACAATGGATACATTCTTCAACGGTGGTGGCGGCGATCCAGACCAGGGCGATTACACTGGATGCCCTCAGGAGCTCATACGGAGCTTCCACAAGACTGATCAATTGCTGACGCTGGTCAATGGCTCTAAAATTCACTTTTGGCCTCTTGACGAGCCACAGAAGCTCACAAACCTCAACTTAGCGTGGTTTCTGATCGATCAGGCGGAAGAAGTCTCTGAGGAGATGTTCATGATGCTCCGTGGTCGTCTGCGTCAAGCGAACGGTCCACGCTGTGGCATTATCCTCGCCAACCCCAACGGACACGATTGGATATGGGACAGATGCGTGAGCAGGCCAGAACTCAACAAAGATTGTGGCCTCATCCACGCAAAAACCACTGATAACCCCATGTTGCCGGCAGACTACATCAACAGTCTGCTCAAAATGCCTGAGTCATGGGTCAAGAGGTTCGTCGAGGGCTCCTGGGACGTCTTCAGTGGTCAAATCTGGCCTGAGTTTGACGAAGATATCCATACCGTCCGTCCGTTCCCAATACCCGATCATTGGGACCTTATCGAGGGCATAGACCATGGGCGGCGTAATCCAACCGCAGTACTCTGGGCGGCCTTCGATGAACACGGCAACTGCTTTATAATTGAAGAGCACTATGAGGCGTTCCAGCTCGTCGCCCACCACGCCAGGCGTATCCATGAGGTTCGTGTCAACTACAAACTGCCGATATACACAGTGATCGATGCTTCCGCGTCTCACAAGGACCCTAACACGGGACGAAGCGTCATAGACGAGTACTGGGATCACGGTATATCGACGATACCATCTGATCGGCACGTCCCTGCTCGTATCAACAGAGTCGCCGAGTGGCTGATGTTGGACCCAGATCACGAACATCCCCTCAGTAGAGAGTACAGGGACGAGGGATGGCCACGCCTGTACATCTTCAAGAACTGCGTCAATTTGATCGAGCACATAAAGCAGTACCAATGGAAGCGCCAACCTGTCACTGCGGACGAGGACGCCAAGGAGAGACCGCGTGAGAAGGATGACCACGACGTTGACGCGATGGGCTATATTCTGATGACACGGCCTCATCCGTCACTTCCATTGGCGAGCGAGGACGCAAACACGCCCGCCGCACGATACTGGGCGCGAGTGCGGGAGCGGATGGACAAACGACAAAGTCGAGATGGCGCTCACTCGATGCTAGGAGCTGAGGCATAGATGTTCAAGGTCGTGAAGGGCATGGAGGAACAGCCCTACCACTGCATCCATTGTGGCTCTAACCCAATGGACATCAATGGAAACCAGCAGAAGGCCATCTTTTCCGAGGGCATAGACGTCGACTGGGGCAATTCGGTCTACACGTGCTGGGACTGCGCAGAATTGATTGCGGACCTCATCGACAGAGAACCGAGGGCGTCTTATGAACGAGTCAGCGCAGATAATGAAGCTCTCCGTAACGAGATTGATCGTCTCACCGAGCTTCTATCAGATGCTGAAGGAGACCTGGAGAAAATACGGGAAGGGGCAGCGGCTCGTTCGCGCGTGCTCGCCAAGACCGGTTCGAAGAGTCCTGAGCCGGAGTGATAAATTGGAGGAACAATGTCCGTTCTGCCGCAGAGCTTTTACTCATTCACCGTCGCCCAGGCCACAGCGAGCACGGCGCAGCAAGTGCAGCCACAGGGTACCGTGCCGCCTGAGCAGCCGAACACGACGGGGGCCATAATCAAGGGCGACTCGGCGAACACGGCGACTGTGTATTTGGGTGGTCCGAACGTCTCAGTGGCACAGGGCTACCCATTGGCGGCAGGCGAAACAGTGGCGTTCGACGCCAACGGATTGGGGAAGCTATGGATGATAAGCACGGCGACCGGAGCGGGAGCGACACTCCACGCGCTTCTGACCGGACCGTAGAAGTTCAACCTTTGGCTCCTGTACCACCGAAGCACACGTATTCGGATCTGCGACAAACACGAGTGAGATCGGAGAACAAGTCGAAATGACGGAAGAGCAGGAAACCGAGTGGCCGGAGCCCGCTGAGGAGCCCGAGCAGGAGCCACATCACGAGGGCGCGTCCAACGAGGAGAACGAGAATGGCACTGAAGAGAGTAGCGATTCCCAGTCCTAATTACTCGGGACGTGGCGGTTCATCAGTCCGCCTGATCGTGCTCCACACGGCTGAAGGCGCGAGGACGTATCAGGACCTTGGTCATTACTTTCAGGGGCCAGTCGGGGTCAGCAGTCACGTCGGCATCGATGACACACCGGGGACCATCGGTGAATACGTCCGACGTGACTACAAAGCGTGGACGGCGTCGAACGCGAACCCTGTGGCTGTGCAGGCGGAGCTGTGTGCGTTCGCGTCGTGGGGCTGGGATGAGTGGAACACACACTCCCAGATGCTGGACAACACAGCCAAGTGGATCGCGGAGGAAGCAGATAAGTTCAACATTCCTATCGATAAGCTGACCAGCTCACAAGCTCAGAGCTCTGGTATCGGCGTTTGCCAACATGTAGACCTAGGAACGTGGGGCGGCAACCATTGGGACTGTGGCTCACAGTTTCCAATCGATGACGTCCTCGACATGGCGCGGGGGAGCGACTCAGGCGGGTCAACCCCACCGCCCTCCGCGCCACCCTCGTCTGACGCACCACCGTGGAATTATCCACAGGACAACTACTTCGGACCTCCTGACAAATCGAACAATTGGCATGATGGCCACGGAGGTGGGTTCGATAACTCTCAGATCCGAATGTGGCAGAACCAGATGCAACATCGCGGTTGGACTATCGATGTGGACGGTATATACGGGCCGCAGTCGATGGCCGTATGTAAGCAGTTCCAAGCAGAGAAGGGACTACACGTCGATGGGCTTTGTGGCCCCAAGACGTGGGCGAAGGCGTGGGAGGCACCGATAACATGATCACTGCTACCGTCACCGTAGTTTTCGAGGCCACTGATGAGGCTGATGCGGAGCGCATAGTCGAAGGGTGGTCGTTGCATGAGGGCTCAAATGTGACTCTCAATTTGAACACCACCAGAATGGCTGTTGCCGACGACACAGGCCACGTTGAGCTTGAGCTTCCTGCACCGCCTCCTCCTATGATGCCGATGATGTTTCCTCCGCCTCCTCCTGCGGAGTCCGACGTTTCCTACGTCGATGAGGCGCGCGAACACGAGCTCAGTCCACCGGTTGATCCGTACAACGTGGAGGAGTGATGGCTGCCAACGAGAAAGTCCGCAATGCCGCGATATCCCAATCGCTGCGAAAGAAGACCGCAACGTTCACTCAGCCTGGTCGTCAGTCGGGGCAGAAGTACAGGTTCCCAATGCCCGACAAGGCGCACGCGCGCAATGCCCTAGCGCGACTGCCTCAGGCGAAGAACATGCCACCTGGTATGGCAACCAAGGTGAGGGCGAGAGCGAACAGGATGCTTGGTCACTGATGCCGTTTCAGTCCAAGTCACAACAGCGTTTCATGTTCTCACAGCATCCTGAGATTGCGAAGCGTTGGGCGAAGAAGTATGGGGTCCCAAAGAACTTGCCACAACACAAGAACGATCAGATCAAGCAGGCCGCGATCAATCAGAGTAAGGGGAAGTAATGGCAGTCGATCCACGAGTCCTCATGCGTGCAGCGATGGCCGCGTCGCCTGCAGTTGGCGCTCCGACTGATGTGAC